GAATTTACTCCTCCAGGACCTGGTGCTCCACCACCGCCACCACCTACTACAACTGGATATCCTTGTGCTGTAACTGTTACAGAAGAAGGTGTTGCTAAAGGACTAGCAGTATAAGACCCTGAAACACAGTCATCATGTGATTCTCTAAAACCACCAGCACCGCCAGCACCACCTGCACAACCAGTTCCTGCTCCGCCACCACCAGCAAGAATAACATAATCTACTTGGGTAGAACCTGCAGGATTACCTACACAACTGACTGTAAAAGTCCCTGGACCTGTAAATACGTGAGTTTTAAAATTTCCTGAAGTAACTTCTGTTCCACCACTAGCTATAATAAATTCTGGATTTGGTTGTTTATCTGATTCATCTCCTGTATTAACTACAATCCACCCTTTTGTTCCATCTACGTAAACAAGTGTCATAGAAGCACCACTATTTGAAATAATTAAATCTGAAGCACTACCTTGAATATTAGATCCATTTCTTCCTACTGTAATATTATTTGTTCCTGCCGTTTGTGCATAATCTGAAACAGCCATAATATCTCCTGCACTGGGAGAGGCTGGTAAATTAACTGTTCTTACTCCACCTGTTGAATCTATAAAATAACCTTTTCCACTTACACCAGTTGTTGGTGTAGAAGTGACTACGGTTGTTATCCAATCTACAGTTCCTGTTCTGCCAAAACCTGTCTGACTTGCACCTGAAGCTAAAGCTACAGTTCCACCACATCTACCCAAAGTTACAGTAGTTGCATCTACAACAACAGTTTTACTTGCACCACCACCTGTTGTTAAAGTTGTGCCTGATTGTTGTTCAATTGCATCTACTTGAATTTTACTCATTATACTATTACCAAAGTTCCTGTTATTTGTTGTGTTCCAGTGATAGTCACTGGTCCTGCTAATACTCCTGAATCTAAAGTCTGATCTTCATCTAATGTAGAGGAATGAGTTACAACATAACCTGTAGCTGTCATAACTGGTGACATTGCTTTTTTAGCAGGAATTGTACAAAAAACATCTTTTTCTCCTCCTGCAAAATTAACAAGATTATCTGAATTAGTAGATGAAATAACTGTATCTCTAGAAAGAGTATCTGGAGTTGCATCAGTAACTGTACCTATACCTGTTTCAAATTCTGTTTGAGTTGAATTAGTAATACAATAATAAGTTTTATTAGTTGTACCAATACCTGTTACAAAAGATTCAAAACCTTGTGAAGCACCAGCTAAACTAATAGTTCCAGTTCCAGTAGTAGTACTTGTTTCTTTAACTCTATCATTAATGACGAGTGCAGCCATAAGTAGTACTCCTTTAAGCTATTCTAATTAAACCAGCACTAGCATTAGCAGTTGGAAATTGTAATTCAAAAGTTCCGTTTGTTGAAGTTTTAACTCCTCCAAAATCTAAAACTGCAATTGCAGAGTTAGCATTGTTTGCATTATACAAAAGTGCAGCTTGAGCTGAAATTGTTGCATTAGGAAATGTAACATTGTCTGCATCAAAAATTGCTGTAGTTCCATCTACAGAAATTGCAACATTAGTTAATGTGTTTCCACCTGTAGTATAATTTGTAGCTACGTTTCCTGTAACTTCATCTGCAGTTATGTAAACAGATGTAGTTGCATTCAAAGTTGCTGCATTAGTATAAAGTGCACATTTAAGAGATTGAGCTTCAAGGTTTCCACCAGGCGACATCAAATCTTGTTTAAATACTGTGCAAATCGCTTGTGTTATTGCCATATTATTGTCCTCCAGTTAATGTGTTTGTACCAACAGGGCTACCTGGAAACTTATAGTCAGTTCTTCTTCTTCTACGAGCTTCGTTGTTAACAGTAGTAACTCTTGTATTATACAAATTTTGATATATAGTATAATCTTCCATGTTCTTTGTAAAGAGATTTGCTTCAGCTAAACAACCATATAGTAAAACATCTGGAATAGTTTCAGTATACCAATTAGTAGTGTTAGTGTTAGATAATGGATTAATTTTTCCTTGATATCCTAATTTAAGAGTATAAGCTTGATCTGGTGTTGGAGCTAAATATACTCGATCATCATCAAAATTAGCAAAATATTTAGGTTGACCTTGTAAAGCTGAATTAGGCCAATATTCTTGACAGAAAGCTAAAGTTTTCATTTCTAAATAAGTAACTTGAGTACCTACAGTTATAGTTAAATAATTAAATAACATAGGTTCGATAGCAGTAGGAAGATTTACAAATCTATCTCCTGTAATTGCTGTAGTAGTTACATTTTCATTAAAACCTATAGGATCAATATCTCTTGATAATGAAGAAAATGTATTATCTATAAAAGTATCTAGTTGATTATTAAAATCTGTTCCAGTATTTTCTGCCCATGTTTGTATATCAGTCTTTAGACTGCTGTAAGTCATTGCCATTTTTATTCTCCACTTTTACTTCATCGTCAATCTTAAATTTAGTCCATACGTGTCCTGCAAATGGATAAGTTCCATAATGAGTTAAAGGACTACGAAGATCAACATGTATCTTACCGCCTATCTTTTGCCATAATCTACAAAAAGCATAATCTTCTGATAAATATCTATTACTTTTTTCATCAATAATACAGTCAAAAAATGCGTAACAGTTGTTACTTCCATACTTTTTACCATTAATAATTTGATCGCTAGTATATTTAAGATTAGAATATGCTTCAATCATTTTTCTAAAAACTTCTTTTTTAATACACATAAATCCAGTTGCTGCATCCATTACTTCTGTAAAACCATTTTCTACTTCAATATTATTAGGATCTGAAAAATTAAGATTATAACCTAAAGCTCTTTGTTCTAAATGTTTATCACTTTTTTTCATTAATTCTGGAATTCTTTCCCAATCAATAGATTTTCTAGGATATACACCACAAGCTACATCATAATCAGATAGTACCATACGACTTACTGCATCTCCATTAAATCCTATATCAGAATCAATAAACATTAAATGTGTAAAGAGATCAGGGTTATCATCATCTGCATCTAAAAACTGGCTTACTAAAGTATTTCTAGCTCTAGTAACTAAACTTTCATTTCCCATTGTGTTTAAATGTACTCTATAATTATTCTTTGCTGCAGATTGAGTTACACTCATAACTCCATGTAAATATCCTTCAGAAAGTTGACCGCCATAACAAGGTGTTGCGATCATAACACTCAGTGTTTTATTTTTTATCATGTAATAACAACTGTAACATTTCCTAATGAAGTTGTTAACAAATTTGTATTATTTAAATACCATGTTGTAGGAAGAGTTGCAACTCCTACATAAACAGATTGACCAGATGTGTTTTGAAAACTTGGTAAAGCAGTGACTTGATTAGGAACACCGCCAGTAGATGATCCAACTGCACCTCCACCTGTTCTTGCTGCTTGTGTTGCAGATATGTTAGCTGATGGTCTAGCATTTTGTAAAGTTTGTGCATCAGTAAAATAAGTTAAATCTAATTGTGGTTGTTTTGGTTCCCACTCTGAAGTATGTACAAACATTCCAGTCCATTCAAATACCATTTCTTGATAAGGAAATCTTAATCCTGATCTATCTGAAATTGCATAAGCATATTTTCCTCCAGAAAATTTTGCAGAAGGTGCTCTATGAGGTCTAGTACTTGCTGGTACTCTAGCCATTATGAATAAAAACTCGTCCCTGTTGCTGGTAAAATTCTAGTTGAAGGAGTATCATCGCCAGCAACTAATCGTTGATATGCTTCTTCATAATCTATTTTTAAAGTTTGTTGTGTAGCTGGAGCAACACCAGTTCTTTTTTTAGAAAGATAATAAGCAAGTCCTGCGCACATACACTCGAAAGCTCTAAATGGTACATCTATATTTTGTTCTACTCCACTAACAGTAGAAGCTGTAATATCTTCTATTTTTCTCATTCGATAATAAGTAATAGTATAATTAGTATCAGGAGCTGGATAAATTTTTAAAATAGGTGTACTTAATCTTTGTAAATAATATTGTGTAGGTCTAGCTTGTGTAGTTTTATTTGAAATTGCTGCATAATCATTTAATCCTAATGCAGTCATTGCATATTCAGTTCCATCACTAATTTGAATATTTGCATTAATTACATCTACTGTATCACTTGGTAAATTATATTCAGTAGTTCCAGTTGTAATAGCTAAAGTTTTATATTCTACTGTCCATTGATTATAACCACGATTAGCCCAATCACTGAACATAATATTCATACTACGTCTAGCTGATCTTACATCATAACCTAAAATAGGATCACCACCTATTCTATCGTAAGCTTCTTGTATTACATCATTTACAGTTAAAGTAAATGTGGAAGTTCCTGATAAAGCCATAATCCTCCATTATGCAAAAAATGCTGTTACACCGTTAGTAGTAGATACATTAGCACCTGCAATTGTAGATGAAACTTGTAAACTTGTTTTAAATTTTATACCTTCTGCTGGTAAATTAATTTGAACTGTTGAAGCACCTGCGGCTGCGTTACCTGTTTCAATATCAAATACATCTGTTCCACCATCTTTCCATGTAAGAGTACCAGCAACATCAGTAGGTTCAATTATAAAACCTTTTAGTCTCATTGGTCCTCCAAATAAAGTAACAGTAGTTGGAGTATTCGAAGCTACATTAGATAATGCTGCTTTATTTTTACTTACAACATTTAGATCCGATCCTGCCATTTTTTTCTCCTATATTAAATTATATTTTTTTAAGTCTTGATAAAGTAAAGCAATTCTGTCGTCTTGTCTATTAGAAGGTTTTAAATATTCTTGATAATTAGCTTTAGCTTGTATTGAACCTAAATCTAATGGTTTAACATTAATATTACTAGAACTATCGCCTACTAATTCTTTACTTGAAGGTAGTGTTGTATTACCACTTCCACTAAACGTATCGATAACTTTTTCTATATTTTTTAATTTTTTTTCTAAATCTTCTTCTGTATCTTCTTTTTTTTCTTTTTCTTCTGTTTTAGTTTTTATTATTTCTGTTGTATCTTTTTCAGTAGTTTGATCGTCCACTTCTGTATCAAAACGATTATCTTCTTCTTTATCTTTATCTTTTTTACCAAATGTAGATAAAGCTTCACCAGCAGTTTTTAAAAAATCTAAATTAAATTCCATAATTTTTTGAGGGCCCGAAGGCCCCCTAGTTTATTATTATAAATCTGCTGCGTCTTGAACGCTATTGTTTTGTAAATACAAAACAGTAACTGTTGCTGCACCAGTTGTACCGTCACCACTAGCACCAGTAAAGTCAGCTAAAACTTGTAAGTCAGTTGTACCTACATTAGTTGCTTCTGTATCTAAAGTACCATGAGTAGTTGCTAGAGATTTAACACTAGCTCCATTTATGAATGCATCTGCATCAGCTTCAGTTCCTACTGAAACAGTAGCTGCACCAGAATCATTATTTACAGTTGTTACATTAAGTATAACATCAACTATTTGTGAGTTTGCTGGAACTACTGCACATACTTGATTAAGATGTGAAGCTCCAATGATATCAACTTTTACTGATTGGCCCATAGTAACGAAACCAGTATTTTTAATACTTTCGCCTAATTTTGTGCCAGTTGTTTGACTAACCGTTCCCGCTTTTATTGGTCCGGAAAATGTTGTTGTTCCCATATGTCTATCTCCTTATAATAGTCTGCTTTCGCAGTCGTTTGGGTTATTAAAAATACTAGGCGTATTGCTACGCCTAGTATTAATTAGTTATTATGCTACGCCTTCAGATCCGTATACACCTCTCCAGTCTGTAAAACCGAAGCTGTATCTTTCTCTGCATTTGTATCTTAAATTACCAGATTCAAAATCGCCTTCAACAGCTTTTTTGATTGGTGATCTAACGAAGTGCTTCATTCCATCTGGACAATCAGTTAATATGAAGTATTGATCAGGATTAGTAAATCTTTGATTGACTACTACTCCTTCAGGGATCATACCCATATTTCTCATTGCATTGATATCATTATCAGCAGTACCAGGTCTTAAATTAGACTTGATAATTCTTTCTGCGATAAAGATCAATCCAGGAGGAACCGCAAGTTTTCTTCCAGATAATGCAATTGGTATACTTCTGTCATCTACAGCTTGCGAGATTTGAACTAAAAGTGTCTCTAAAGACGTTTCAGATAAATCCGCAGGTGTTGCTAGAATGTTAGAAGCAGTACCGCCACCACCTAGTGGGTGTGAGCCATTCATTAAAGCTTGGCCATCACCACCTACTGATGTAGTAGTTGCATTATTAAAGATGTTTGCACCTTTGATCTCTTTAGTATGTTGCATTGATCTTGCAAGTGCTCTTGCGTATTTAGCGCCTAGAGAACCATACAAGCCATCTTCTTCAGCTTCTTCTGTAATCGCAAAAGCTAAAGCGACAGTTTCATGTACATATCTTGAGACAAAGCCTTCTCTGCCAGAATCATAACTGATCATGGCACCTTCAGCTTTAGTTGGTGCAGCACCGAATCCGATCATTTGTACATCTTCTTCGAATGCTTTCATTGATTGCTCTGTAGAATATAACGATCTCCATTGTTCAGGGTATCTGTCATATTCCATACCAAACACGGTGTTTAAACCTAGATTGAGCTGTTTGGTAAAAAGTGCTCTGTTTAAAGCCATTTTTTAACTCCTATTGTTAAGGTTATACACCAGCGTTCTGAGTACCATATAGAGATAGATTGATTACTACTTCTACATCAGCGTCAGCGCCTACTGCATTGTTTGGAATATCAATTAATCTTAGGATTCTTAAAACTTTTGCAGTTGTTGCAAGAGTTGCATAATCTAATTCATCAGTTGAATGTCCATATGTTGAATTATACGTTCCAATTGTAACATTAGCTAAAGCTCCTACTGCGGAGTTAGCGAAAGTTCCATTTACTTGGACTGCGTAAGTGATATTTGGATCATCGTACACATAAGCTTTAATAGGCTCATTAGCCTTTGCTGTAGTGCCTGTGTTCCAAACTTTTCTGAATTTAACATCACCAGTGTCATTGTCGATGTATTCAACACCATAAAAAACACCAAGGGCTGTTCCGCCCGCTGTGCCTCTTATAACTGTTCCATCGGCTGCCAAAGTAACGAGGTCTCCACTTGCAATATTAGCTGCATAGCTATTTGCAATTGCATACTCGCTGGCTCTAATAACACCGCCTGTTAAATGTCTTAATGGTACGAAACCATTTGGTGCATTTACATTTGCCATTTTTATTTACCTTTGTTAGTTGTTAACTGCCTTCCGAACTAACTGTAGTTTTAAAAGTCCTTTGGATAGGTTGGCCTGGTGATTCGACTTTGTTCATGTCGTTTTCGACTGATCTCATCAAGTTCTCTGTCATTTGCGCATAGTAATCATTTCTTTGATCTAACATTTCTTGCGGCATTTCACAAAGTACCATTCCTTCTATTCCAATATGCCCAGCAAATTTGCCATGTTCTATCGTTGGAAAATGTTGGCCGTCTTTGATAGTTTTAACATCTCTAGGTGCCCAACCTTCTCTCAACCGTTTAGCTACATTCGTAGGTGTCTCCTGTCCCAATACCATTGTTGCTACCCAACGTTGAGCATAACCAGGTCTTGGTTCAGGCGCTTCTAATAAGTTACTCGGTCGCCATTTTGAAGCTAGTTTAGATTTCTCTACTCTAGTTTCGTTATTTATTTTATTATCTTTATTCATAATGTCAGGCTCCTTTCTATTGTCCTGTATCGCTAAAGCTTTTTACTTCTTTAGCAAATCGTTTTAGTGCTGCTTCATCTGTAATATCTATACCAAAGTTTTTAGCAGTGGCAAGATCATCACTAGTGAGCTTAACTCTATTACTAGGTGTTCCTTTTTTACGAGAAACTCCAGCAACTGGAGATTGCACTCTATTGTTTTTTTGTACTACATTTTGTTCTGTTTTGGAAGTGTTTTCTTCTGATTTATTAAAATAAGAAAGACCACTTGATTTTAATCTTTTGGTCATCTCATCATAATATCCCGGGTCATGCACATCCCAACCTTCTTCTGTTAATTCAGCATCAATTCCATAAGCCATAGCTGTTTCTTTTCTATAACCAGGTTTATTAAACCATGCAGAATTTTCTTTAACCCATTCTGTTGCTAAAGGCGGAGCTTTTTTTTCAGTTTTTTCTTTAGGATTAGGTACTTGTGCAGCATAATCTTCAGTTTTAGTCATTTGACTACGAATTTCTGCCATATTTTCATACAGTTTAACTTGTTTATCTGTATTACCTTCTTCTATTGCTGATTTTAATTCATTAGAAACATTAGAAAGTTGATTACTTAACGATTTATTAGCAATATCGTATGTCTTTTTTTCCATTTTAGACATTCTTTCTTCCATTTCTACTAATTTTTGTTCAGCTTCTGCTCTTTTAGCTACTTCTTTCTGGATTCTTTTACGAACTTTAAGAGAATAAGGCATATCCTCTGAATATTCAGGAACTTCCTTTGATTTTTTTTCTTCTAATTTAATTTCTCTTTCGTTTTCGTAAGTTTTATCTATTTCTTTCTCTTTAGAAGGTTCTTCTTGAACTAAATCATCTAAAGGATTAGGAGTTACACTTACTTCCTTTTCCTTTTCTGCTTCTTCAAGCACAACTTCTAATTCTTCATTCTTATTTTCTTTTTCTTCGATCATAGTTTCTCCTATGTTGGCATTAACTTTTGTTAATGTATATTATAGTTGTTGAGTTACAATATCTGGACTTTCCAGAGTTGCAATAATCTCATCATCATTTAATAACACCATTTTTACATTTTGTACAGAAACTCTTGCTCCTGCATATCTACCAAAAATAACCCAATCTCCTACTTTACACCAAGGTTTTTTTCTATCACTATAACATTCATCACCCATAGCTATTATTTGACCTACACTATTTAAGTATGTTTGATTATCTTTGTTAGAATCCGTTAAAATTATTCCACCTTTAGTTTTTTCTACTACTCCTTGAGGTCTTAATAAAATTCTGTAACCGACAGGTTGTGGAACTTTATCTGGTGTTGGTACATCATTATCTGTAGCCCAAGCTTCATTACTATTCATCGTCAATATCTCCTTGTTTATATTTTTCAATTGTTTCATTTATTATTTCAAAAGCTTTATCTAAACCTTGACCATATCCATAGATACGTTTGAATTCAGATATATTTTCTACACCTTTATTTAATAAATTTTGCGATAAGTCTTGTTTATGATCTTTTATTTTTTTTTTAATTGCCTGTATTAGACGTTCCATCAGTTCCTTTCTTAAAAAAATCTAATGTATCATTAAAATTTTTTCGTAAACCATTAGAAGCAATTGCAAATAAATGTGGTTTAACTGTTTTAATAGAAATTTTTTTATTTTCTAAAAATTTTTTAGCTTGTCTTATTTGATCTGGTTTAACTGCCATTAATATTTTTTGCTATTTTATTTTTATTAATACCTTTTTTAATAACATAAGATTGTGTTCCATTCGCACCAGTATTAACTTCTTTTTTTAAATTTTTAGATAATTCTTTTTGTTTATTTTCTTTATTTATATTAGCTATATGATCTAAAACTTTTTTAGTCATTCCTCTTGT